TATAGCTTGTTCAAGGGAAACACGATTATCATTAGATAGTACTTCAAATTTTGAATAGTAATCGTAAGCATTTATTGTAACTGTAAATTTTTTCATAAACTTCTTTCTACTTTCGTAATGAGGCGAGATTGTGTCTCGCCTCATAATTTTTAATTATTAAGCACCTTCAACACCGAAAATACCTCTAAAGTCAGATACACCAAATGAGTATCTTTCTCTAGCTTTGTATCTTACGTTGCCAGTATCAAAATCACCTTCCATAGCAGTTTTAATAGCTGCTCTTTCAAAGTATTTCATACCATTAGGCACGTCAGTGATAAGATAAAAAGCATCTGGATCAGTTAAGAAATTGTTCACTCTATAACCTTGAGGAACCATTCCCATAGAAACGATTGCATTAATATCGTTATCAGCAGTACCAACTCTACCTTGAGATTTCATCAATCTCTCAGCTGTGAATTGAAGTTCACTAGGTACAATCATTTTAACACCTCTTGCAGCAAGTTTCAGACCTCTTTCATCTGTCATTGCAGCAATATCTATTAAAGATTGCTCTAATGATGTTTCATTCAAATCAGCTTGAGTTCCTAATGTATTAGCAACTGTACCTGAGATTGTAGGGTGAGAAGTGTTAAATAAAGAAACACCATCACCTGAATCGAAAGCATCGTTAGTTGGTAAACCATTAATTAATGGGTTTACTGCTTTAACTTGTTTAGTATTCGCCATAGATCTAGCTAATGCTTTAGTATATCTACTACCAAGTCTGTCATACAGATTATCTTCAACCGCTTCTTCAGTGATTGAAAATGCTAAAGCTACAGTTTCGTGAGTATATCTAGCAGTGTAAGTTTCTTGAGCATTGTCAAAAACTACTCCACTTCCCTCCGCTTTAGTCTGTGCTTGAGCAAAACCTGATAACATTACTTCTTCTTCAAACGCTCTGTCCGAAGATTCTGTAGTGTATATTTCAGCATGCTGATTTTCATAACGTTTATATTCAAGTCCGAATAGTGCATTCAGACCTGGTTCTAGTTCTTTAACTAGTTGTCCTCTACTTATGGCCATTATATACCTACCGTTCCTTTTAAGAAGTGTTCATTGATGATAACAACTAAGTTTACATCAGTAACACCTGCTTCGTTATTTTTAGGATCTTTTGAAATCCCAATACATCTTAATTGTGCTGTGGCAGTTTTCTGATCAGAAAAATCCCATTCAACACCAGAGATGTAGTTTGGTGTACTACCAGCTGCGTATACAATATCAGCGTTAAGACCTATGTCTGTTACTGCTGTTGCGCCGTCTGATTGTATTTCGAACCTTTCGTAAGGGTCATCAGAAATGAATCCTACGATATCTGTTGCAGTATTACTTGCTGCAAGATGGTTCGCCCATGTTGGTTTATTAGTAGAAGCGTCAGTATAGAAAATACCGTTAAGTGATCCTATTAAAGTATCGCCTGCTGCTGCTACACCAATAGTTCCAGTAGCTAACATTTCTACTGGGTCCCATTGATAAATAGCTGTAGCACTTGCTGCAATACTATATTCGGATAAACCTTGGTTGTCTCTATTCTGGCCAACTTTTCCTATAGCTTTTAAACCGAAAGCTGCGTCTTGGTTTGCCATTATATTTTCTCCTTTTGTAAGTTACTCTTAAAGAGTTTTACTTACGGGGTTAAGTTTATCCAGTGGTCTAGTAATAGTTAAAAAATTAACTTTTCTTTGAGCCACCGAAGGTTACACGAGTCTGTCTATCAATATTGATAGGCATACTTGGGTGCTGTTCCTTCATTAAATCGTTGTCTACTGCTTCAACGTTATCTGCTGCTTGTTTTTTATAATATTCAGCACGTTGTTTTGCGATTTCTTCCGGTACCCTTGCCAGCACAAGGCCACCAACTCCGATCACTCCCTTGTATTTTCCATCTTCTTGTACAGGATAATCTGAATCTGGATATTCATCAGATCTAACTAATTCATATCCTGATCTAATTCTTCCAGCGACATTCTTAGTGTCTTGGAATCCTAGACTTTCAGCTCTAATCCATCTATGTACAAAACCTGTTGGAGCAGGGGGTGCATCTAAACTTGATGGTGGAGTCCAAACTTTTTTCTTAGCTTCTTTTTCTCTAGTTTGACTCGCACGCGAGGTTCTTTTTTCATTATTATTTTCCATATGCTTATACCTCCTTCGTGATATTTAATTGTTTCGCATATTCTTCTAGCGGCACACCTAATTTTTTAGCTATTGCTACCTGTGATGGTGTGAGCCTCACAGTTTTGCGACCAGATTTTGTACTTCTTTTTGCAGATGCAACTGTCTGTACAGGCTTGGCCGTTTCCGTATTAGGGTTATTATTAACAAATTTTTGCGGAAATTCAAGTCTTATTCTTCTATCTATTTCAGAATAATACTCATCGCTAGAAGGATCAAAACCTTCTTGTTCTGTTAATTTTTTATGAAGATCAAAAGCAGTGTATGTCATAGCTGAATCTTGACCAAACCAAGCATTTTTTGATGCCCATGTTTCAGCTCTTGGATCAGGTGTGCCAGACGCTACCTCTTGTCTTTGTAAATTAACTTCAGGTTGTTTAATTTCTGTTTGTTTTTTTTGTGCATATAATTCTTGTTCAGCTTTTGCTTCTGTCAATCTAGCTTGTTTATATGCATATTCAGAAATTAAAGATTGAGCTTCTACTTCAGCATCTATATTTCCAGCTTCTCTAGCTGAAGATAATTTAGCTTTTGCAGATTCTAAACCTGACTTAATACTCTCTTCCGTAGTTTTTAAAAAGTTAGGTTCTAATGTAGAAAGTTTTTGTTCTGCTTTTTCTTTTTCAGTTAAAACTGATTTAGCATAAACTAAAGCTTCATCTTTTTGCCTCTCTGCTTCTCTCCATTTTTTAGTTAGTTTAGCAATTCTTTTTTGAACACCTTCTGAGTAATCTTGAAGTTCATCCTTTTTTGGTTCTTCTGTTTTTTCTTCAGAAACATTTTCTTCTAATTTAATCTCACGTTCATTTTCATGAGTTTTATCTTCAGGTATTGTTTCATCAATTACAGGTCTTATAGTTGGTTCTTCCTGTACTTCTGGTTGTTCAATTTCTGTTTGATTTTGTTCTTCTATTACATCAACATCCATGGATGGACCTGTTGTATCTATATCTACTGTTTTATTTTCTTCTTGTTGCATAGTTTCCTCCTAGTGTTACTATGTTAATATTGATGAAGTATATCTTCGGGTTTATCAATGGTTGCTAAAACTTCATCATCATTTAGCAATCTTACTTCTCCACCATCTATCTGAATTCTTGATCCAGCGTATTTTGCAAAAATTACCCAGTCTCCTTTTTTGCACCAAGGTCCTTCTGGAAATTTTTCTTTATCATAACAATGTGGTCCCATTTCAAGAACTAATCCGCAAGTAGAACCTACTTGTTGTCTTTCTAAAGTATCTTGTCCAAGATATAATCCGCCTTTAGTTTTTTCAGGCATTTTAAATGGTAAGACTAAAAGTCTCCAACCAGTTGGTTTGGGTAATTTAGAAGATTCTTTATTTTTTAAACGTTCATAACCATCAACTTCTTTTTGATGATCATCTTTATATTTATCAAGTAAAGCCGATTTAACTTTTGGAACTTCCGAAGTCGACGACGTTTTCTGATCTTTCGCTATCATTTTTTTTCTCCTTTTTAGGGTTTAGCAGGTCTGATATTTCCTGTGATATTCTTAAATAGGCATGTGCCTGTCCCATCATATACTTGTATTTTTCCATATTGTCAATAGCACCGGAGATCATACTATCCCCAATATCTCTATATGATTCTTTAAGATGTTTTTGTAATTTATTTAATATTGTTAGTTCTTCATTTAACATTTTTCTTTCTCCTTTTATGTAATAAATTAACTCTTGAATGCCAACACCATTCAGTGACTTTTATAGCATATGTTTCTAATTTAGAAAACATACTATCTAAAATTCCAAAAAAACTATATATAAATTTATCTAACACTTCCAACGCCTTCTAGCTTGTCTT